ACCCGCCACGAGCACCTCAACCTCATGTAACCTGTCATTTGTAGCCCGTATATCCTTGCGATTATCGTTAATCTGAGCCTTGAATGAGTGCATTATCCAACCACCAAGAAACGCAATTAGCCCGAGCATTGTGTTTATCATAGTTTGCAAATCCACGCTAAAATTCCCCTTTTAGCAAATTAATTTCGATCTGTATGTGATAAAACCCACAATTTAATCTTGAATAAACGGGCATTTATCGTACATTTGATGCCCAGCGCTCCAATTAAACACAGGCATATCAGCGCTTGAGTATGGGTTTTGTAAAAAAATCCTTGTGATCGGGTCTTCGTAAACTCCCATGTGCACCCCCCCAATTTGCTCCAGGTATTTTTTACGTACTCCGGTGCTCATATCAGTAAGAGCTAACCAAGTGCGTCCTGTGGTCAGATCGGAATAACTCAAACTGCGACGATGCGATAATTCCAATTTGTACCAAATTCCAGGTGTGATTGGCCGATCAGGATCAGGGTAGCCACCTATTAAAGTATTTTTGCTCCAATACGGTACAACTGTTGGTATCAGCGGCAGACCAGGGTCGCCGACTCCGTTAGCATTATTATCTGCGTACAATTGCAGTCCTAGACCGTTGTTGAACATCTGCAAATTTGTAGCCAACCTAAAACTGCCTACCCCGTACTGGTATGTCGTCGGGGCAGCAGCAGTCCTCAATCCTCCGGTTTTGTATTCCAATCCAAAAACTTGATACTTACCCGGAACCATTTTGCTGTTAATATCAGGGTCAAGCCTAAAAAAACAAGTATGATAAAACTCGCGTATCTCGCTCATCATGCCTGTGTAGTATGTCAGGCCGCGCACAATAGTCAGCGGTGTTTGCGGGTTACCGGTGACCCGCTGTTTTACGCGCGTTTCGAGGTAATTCGGCGACATACCATCATAAGCAAGAGCTTCCCTAACCGCTAATGCATCAGCCGTGTTGGTCGGTATTTCGGCAACAGTATTTTCAATGTAATCAGATAGGTACGGAGCCGACGCTAGGTAAACATCTGTTTCTGGCTTAAGGTTTAGGTAAACCGATACACGATCTACATGCCCATCGCCAAAACTATCGGCCAACGAATCAGGCCATATCCACCCGTCATCCCCGGCAGTTTTTGTAAAAAACTGTTTAAAATCTCGCTGATTGCCTGGGACTGTTTGTATCGGCGTAGAAAATGAGGCGTTGGAATCTAAATCAAGCCGAAAAAGTTTTTTGACCGGATTATTGCGTTGCAAAGAGAAATTAGATAGTGGGCTTGGGTATATCATGATTACCCCACTTTCCAAACTTCAAGCGATTCAACCGTTATTTTCTCGTTCTCTGTCGCTGCAAATTGTCCCATTAAATTCATGTACTTACCGGCCGTAGATAAATCGACTGTCGTTTTTACTGGCGCGCCTCCGTTTTGGATTCCAGCGACTGTAGACGTCTTGCTGCCGTGCGTTGCAATCTGGGACGATTGCGAGCTGCGGTTTCTGAACCCGAGCTTAAACACGCCACCGTAATTTGTAGTCATGCCGTTAGCTTGATAGTCGTTTGTCCCCGCGGTGAGGCTATCTAACAACAAAAACATAGACTTATTTCCAACTCTCGGATCGCACGATAACTCTAGTTCGAAGTCCATGCCGCTATTTGCGTGCAAATCGACAATTGGTATCTGTCGCATAAGCAGGTAATCAGTCACGTGACAAATTACAGGTTTGTCCGTGTAAGGGCCACCGGAACCAACGTCTACTCGTACTCTAACTCCACCGTCGGTTATCGCGGTCAAATTCAGCTTTTGCCCTTGCACCCATCCGTTCGCTGTTGTTTTAACAACCAGATTAGACCCGAGAGTAACGGCTGTAGTTAATCCATGATTTCCAGTAAAATCAATATCGTAGATGTTACCGCTGACTAACGTATACGCGGACACAATACCCGCAGCGGTTGCCACAGCAGTAAACGATTCCGCGACGTGATCGGCCGATAAAAGACAACGCCCATTAACCGGCACTAAATTTGTGCCATCAAAATAATGCTGTGCATTATTGCAGTCAGAGATCGTAAATTTTGACCCGGTATATCCCGCCGCGTTGGTGTTGCATAGAGTGAGGGCTGCTGAGTACGTGTAAACCGGCATGTACAGAGGAGCATAAACAACGCCGTTAGATTTAAACAGTGCGCCGCCGTAAGCGCCCGCTTCGTGGATAGATGGTATTAGTACAATTTGATCCGTATTACTTGCCGCTGGCAGCGCGGTTTCTGCCGCTGCTAGGCTCGCAAATGATGGCATCCCCACTTCCACCCCGTTGACATAAAATTTACCTGTAGACGGGTTTTGTATTACAAGACTCGCCAGCGGCCCTTCTTCTAAATAACCTTCATACCAACTATCGACGCTCATAATATCACCCGAAATTTAGATTGAGCCGGTCACTGGCTTTAAACTGATATGCGCTTGTAGGCTTGTTCGTCACACTATCGACCGCCCATTTCATAACAAACGGTGAAGTTTTAGGCCAAGCGTAAATTTGCCAGTCTTTGTCGGTATCGATTGCAGAATCACGCAAATTCACACAAATAATATTGTATGTAGCGCTTCCTGTTGTATCGATAATTTTCTTAGGTTTCGCCCCGGTCACCACAAGAGCATCTTGCTTCGTGGCTTGGTTGTCCGGATTAGTTATGAGATAAGTACTCATTGTATGATTCCTTGTAACATTTGCGCTTTACGTTCGGCTACGTTATCCACATTGCACGCGGTCAAAGTATGCTCAATGATAGCCTGGATCGAAGGGATGCGCATATCGACCGAGCGAGTGCGAGGATCGTCTAAGATTGTCCAAAAGTCATCGATAGCGGGATCACTTGCACGCAGCGCTTTAGCCGCGATGCGCTCGGCACTTGTGAATAGCAACTTGAACGTAATCGGGTCGACTTCCTTCGGTTCAATTACGACTTCTGGTACACTCGGTACTTCCGGCGCGGTCCATTCTTCATCGATCAATCGCCATCCAGGTTTAACCGTGTCCGGCACGCTTACAAACTCTGCCGCAATGTCCGGGTGAAAATGCTCTTCTGGATTGTCGCTTACATCAATCGCAACGTTGTCAATTATTCTTGCAAAATTTGCCATAATTACCACTCCACGATAACTAAACCGCCGCCGCCAGCTCCACCTGAACCAGAACCGCCGCCTCCGCCTCCGCCTCCGCCTCTGCCCCCAGCACCAGCCTGACCCGCACTGCTACCGCCGCCGCCGCCCGCAGTACCACCATTGCCCGCTTGACCTGACCCCGATCCGCCGCCGCCACCGCCGATCCCGCCGTCCCCTCCCGTAGTAGCCCCATAAGCGCCACCACCACCGGTAAATCCATCAAGAGGGAAACGTATTGATGCCGATATGGGATTGGATGCTCCCGGCAATCCAGTAACACCAGAACTAGCCGTATTCGTGACTGTCCCTCCGATAATATCCTGTGCTCCATTTTGCGACGAAGCATTACCGAAAGCACTAGCCCCGCCGGAAGCGGACGCACTTACTGAAGAATTACCGCTAGGCGCGCCTCCGCCAGAAGCAGCCACCGCAGCACTATTGCCCCCGTCACCCAATTGAGTACCGGCTCCGCCTCCGCCTGATCCTGCCAAATTCCCAGCAGATCCACCGGTAGCTTGGAAGTCTCCGCCAGTACCGGTACCACCAGCAGCCCCAGCACCGCCAGCAGCACCGCCGGTCGAACTAAGCAGCGCACCGAATGAGGATGTTCCGCCAGCAGTAGGGGAGCCTCCCGCAGTTCCTCCAGCCCCGATAGTTACAGTATAGCTCGCGCCTGGAGTAACTGTGAAAACCCCATCACAATAACCGCCGCCGCCGCCACCAGAACCGTTGTTCTTGCCGCCACCGCCAGCACCTAGACAACGAACACGAATTTTTGTGATATTCGCCGGAACGATGAAAGTTCCCGATGCCTGAAATATCCGATAAAGGCCGTTGCGGTAATCGCCTTTGTATCCAGCGCCCACAAGTTTTGTGGGCAGAGTGCCTAGCACTGTTAGCTGATTGGCCGGAGGTGTGCTTTGCTGACCCATACTAACCCCTTACATATATTGAGCGCGAGCGCTCACGTTGTTCAAATCCGACTGTACCCATATTTTTTCACCTGAGGATAAGGATATGCCTAGCTCTTCCACAAACCCATTAGCCCTCAGCGGCACATCGTAACTAATCCAATCCTTAGCCGCCGCAGCACCACCAGTACCAATAGCAATACGCACATTAGCATCGGTAATATTGCGATTGCAAAGGCGAATATTGACTGTCATATCTGCGCTGGCTGTGCCTAATAATGCAGGAGTTGCTGCGGTTAAATCTGCCGAGCCGAGATACCCGCCGCTCGTTGCAAATCCGAAAATTCGAACGCTGGTTAGTGCAGTATCACTTTGTACCCAGATTTTCTCACCAGCAGAACACACGATGCCGGTATCTTCAAGCGCCCGGTAAACTGACGTGTCATAGTCCAAGTAATCGGCAAATGCCGGAGAAACTCCCGTACCTATCGCCAGCCGCACAGCAACATTATCCGGGTTTCTATTACAGAACCTCACATTCAATTGCATGCTTGCAGTCAATGCCGCCCCGGTAACCAAGACTGGCGTAGCTGCGGACAAATCATAAGAACCTAATATCATATTTGCGCCACGTAGTAAATGTATGACTTAGATAAATAAACATCGCCGCCAGCATACGGTATCCACAATGTGCCGATGCTGGATGGCGTGGTGTTGAAATCCGTAGTGTTATTGTTTACCGCGCTGACATAACTCGCCGTGCCGGCATTGTTTTGCAATACCATACCTGCTGGGTATCCGCCGATCGCGGTCGATAATGCCGAATCGAATTGATACTGACCGCCGGAATTAACCCAAATCGTATGGCTGGTAATATCAAAAAAGATGCCGTTGAAGTCCTGACCTTCCGGCGGGACTCCCCCCGCACTCAAGGGCAGCATCGTTACAGGTGGAAACCCGTCAGTGTATGATGCATTTGGAGACGATGAGGCAACCGGGATGCTATTCTTTGCCCCAGATGTTGCAAACGCCTTAGTTAAATTAGTGGGCCTAGTTAAACTCATGGCTGATAAAAAGTACCCTGGTTAAATGGCTGAAACTGTATCGCCTCTCTGAATCCGAACGTTTGTTCAGGATCGACCTGCAAAATATTGAGCAACACGCCTGCCGGTCTAGGCGAAACCCCGCTTTGCGTGATTATCACATATTCGTAAGGTTCAAGGTAAAATTCAAACACTAAGCGCATTGTCATTGCGCCAGTATCGAGAGCATAACACCTGCCGCGAGTTGCGAAAAGATTTGTGAGCAGCACGTTCAAACTATGTGCCGTGCTGTCGGTTATGTTCGCCAGTGCCTTGACTAGTATCACGGTTCGATATTGCGAATCACTCAGTTCGTACGTGCCTGGAGTAAATGCATATCCGCCAGGGTTCGGAGTGTCTGCCGGCACATTGAGCAACCGGGAAACTCCGACGATTCGCCCCCATATGTCAAGCCCGAACCCTTGCGCGGTTTCCACATTCCACACGTAATCGTAGAACGTATCAAAATCAGTACGCGGGTCAATGCATTCATTGAGATTTTTGATCAATGTACTGATCGTCGCACTATTGCCGTATTGGCTTATTATTGTGCGCTCGACATTAATCATATCAATGTCACCGTGATGTCCGAACCGGTCAAGGTCGGTCGCTGATCGATGCCGATCGGAACTTGCGTGAGCGTAGGGCTGCTGGTTCCGATCAGGATGCTAATTAGTGAAATATTATCGCCCGCAGAAGTCACCGCGCCGTAATACCGGCTAGCGAATACTGTCGCACCAATTCGCTCGCGCGTCGTGCCGTCAGTACCATTGAATCGCGCGATTATTGCATTCTTGACTAGCGTGACAACATCGGACGGCAACGACGGATCGTTGACAATCTCAACCGCGAACTTAATCGCTTGCGATGTCGGTCGCTCGAACTTGACCGTATATGTTGGATAGGGGTAGCTGTATCCGCTTGTATCTGTGATACTCACTGAAGTATTGCCGTTATAGTCACAGCCCACATCCTTCTTGCCCCATATTGCAGCGGCAATATCTGCATCGACTCCACCAACAACCGCCACGTAAACGGAATGGGCAATTATCGGGTAATTGGTCGCCCCGGTATTGACCGTTGACCCGGTAGGATTGTCGATCACATAAACATCCAGCACGTTATCGACGGCGAATACCGCAGCATAGATGGATTCCGGCGTACCTTTGGCATTCAGCGCAACAGAATTTCTACGCCGGTACTCGAAATCCTCACGCGTTTCCACGTCCTGCCCGAGAGTTCCGGCAGCGGCATTTGTGATTGTATCCCAGCCTGAGATTGCTTGGTAAACCTTGATAAGCGAGCCTGACGGGCACGCGATCGGGCCTGTTGCAACATTTTGAAATTCCGCATCTACCGTACCTCCCACGCCGATCGTGGCGTTTGCAGTCAATGAATACGTGTTTCCGCCGGTATCTTGCGCCAACGTTCCAGCAGGAATAACCGTCCCGCTCGCGCCGCCTAATGTGGCTATTACGGCGGTCGACGTGGCTGGCTTCCGGGTAAGATAATAAATCCTTGCGATTGCATCCTGAAATCGACCGTCAGCGTATTGCGGATCGACTTGGTTCACAATCAATGCTACTTCAGCATTCTTATCCGCGATTACGGCGGCCTCGCTCGAAGCAAGCTGACCTTGCGGAGTTTCCAGCGCCGGATTGACACCGCCACCGAACGCGGCATTAATGTCAGCCTGTACACCCGCGAGAATAGCGGCATCAGTAGGCAGCACCAGCCCGGCGGGAGTGAATGAAATCTGAGGTACGCTAGAAGCCAATTGAACCTCCTGCGCCAGAATCATCAATAAACTGAATCTCACCGGATACCGATCGATCTTGAAAACTGGAAATGATGCAGCGAGCGCTGATCACACCAGGCACGCTCAATGCTGCGGATTCTATGTAGGCGGTAAGCAGCGAGACAGGCGGTAATTGTCCGAGAATCTCTTCAAAGTACGGAATGCCTTTGGTTGTATCGTACCAAAGTTCTCCAAGAAACAAGCGTACCGCGCTCGCTACATCCTGTTCAAGCGCATATGGTGGCGAAGCAAGCGCAATGTTGCCGTTGCTATCCAGCACCAAATCCCATGCGGTGCGATCAAGTAATAATGTATTAAACTGGGACACCTGTCTGACCATCCCCCGGCTGAACGCCGCCATGTTTATGAGTATGCAAGCTTGTACCTTGACCGGTCACGTCGCCCGTAGCAACTACCGATCCGTTCACTTGTACATTGGCATTAATAGTAACCAAAGGCGCGGTAATTGTCACGCCTGTGTTATTAAATTGAACGTATTGTTCTGGTGTACCGTTGAGCATCCCGCCCAGATACAGGCCGTCAGAAAAACTGTACTGCCGCCATGATCCGGGATTGGCTTGCTTCTTTGTGGATTTGACCTTGCTTATATCGCGCGAAGCGAATACGCAAACCCCAATATCCCCGGCTTTTGGGTCGAGAATGATCGCGCTTGTGCCACCCTGGATACGCAAATATGGTACGTTGTAGATTGTCACATGCGGGGTAGCATTGCCTTGGCCGTCAATCTGATTCACCAATGGCGTGACATCAACAAATCCAACGGGATCGAGTCCGCCATTATTTGTGCAAGATTCAATACGTACAAGAGTTGCTGTTTGCATTTTGAGCAACGCTTGCTGAACCAAGAAAGCGATATTGTTGAACTCACCCCATATCGTCGTAGGTTTCGCTAATCCATTATTTACTGATTGCGAGTCCATTCGCATTACCTCTCACGTTCGATAACCACGATCCTCCTGGTTTTTCGCTTTCCAATCTATGGCCTATGGATGTAACAATCCATTCCCCGGCGGCCTGCTTAATATTCGTTGTCAACTTAATTCGTCCGCCGAACGTTACAGACGGATTGAATATTGTTTGAAAGTTCACCCCGATTCCATCAAAAGTCGGATAGCCAATCATTCCAGATTCCGCTGATATTTCCGGTATCAATTCCCCACGCGGATGATTTGCGGGAGTTATGGCTAGGGTTTTATCGTCAAGATATAAGTCTATGTTCGCAGCGTGCGCAAGGTCTTTTGCTTGTTCCAATCCGGTATTAGGTAGATATACATCAGTCAAAGTCACGCTGACCCCATTGTTTTCAAAGTTATACCCTAAGTCTCGAGCTATCTGACTCATTACGCTCGCAACATCAATCGAACCTTGAAAACTGCGCGGTGCAATCGGTTTTAGTTGATTGATGAACGCAGATTGCGCTTGCATTCTGAGGTACACATCAGGCATAGATTGATAGTCCCCCCAAGCGTTCACGATGTTCCCCGCGAAGACAAGCGTTTCTTTGTCACCATCGATTGCGTAGACTTCCACGGTATTAGGTATTATTGATTGCGGCTTCCATTGCAGCGTAGTTATGCTATTCATATCGTCCTGCGATACGCCATAAATCCGCGCACGCAAAGTGCCCATCATCATACCGCCAGCTTTGTCTATGTCCGCGATCGCCCGGTATCCTTCGAGCGTTATTCGGTTGTTATCGCTCGATCCGAACTTACCCGTACCCAATGTGATTATGAATTTCAATCGCTTTTTATTCATAAATCAGAACATACCTGGAATTTAACCCCGAATACTCGGGATCGGTTGAGCCTTGCAAATCAAGGAATCTGAGCGTACCGGTTACTCCCGTGTATTTGCGGCACAGAATGTCGTCGTTATCCCTTGCAATTATGCTTGTCACAAGGTCCACGCCATTCACATTTACATCCACAAATAAGCCTTGCTCTTTTTGCTGCAAAAGAATCTGAAAGTTCTGACCGCCTAAAACGGTCTTGACAAACTGGGACGGTGCGGCTTGCAATGGAATTTGCAGCATATCAAAATCCCACCTTATCAGTAATGCTCTTTAACGTGGATACGTTCGGTTGCTGCGCCTGAACTTTACCATTGTCAACTTGCGGTTGCGCCCCTGGCTGCTTTGGCGCGGCTTTCGTGAATTGAGCCGATACTTCTCGAACCTCTTTCAATCCAATTTCAACACGCAGCAAAGTACACCCGCGCTCGCTTTTGCGCTGATAGTTGTATCGCTCAATCGAATAGCCTTTATAAGTTATCTCAGGCGTTACAACGTCATAAAGATCGGTCGACTTACACGCTTTATCGATGTCATTCAGGAATGCTTGTCTTGCAGAATCGCTGCCGCTAATGTTTAATGTGACTACTGGCTCTGCCGGCAATTCGACTTTATTGTAACTAGCGAATCCGCCTTTTTCCAACGGGAAATCACTCACTCTGGTTTCTTTGGCAAACTCAACGCTCGCTGTCGACAATGTCGATCCGATACCGATCGATTCCAGTATCAAATTTTGAGGATTACCCAGAGCTCGCCCTTGACTGTCAAAGATGCCCCAGCGAGAATTTATCTGGAAACTACGCCAAATAATGCCCTCGAGAACACCTAAGCCAATCCCGGCAAGCGGCGGAAAATTAGGCGAACGCGGGATTAGCGGTACGCCCGGCGAGTTTGGAACATTAGGGAAAGGAATGAGAGCCATGCAATCATAGTAACATTTTAAAAAAGTGTTGACAAAGGTAAATTATTTATCTATAATGGCTACATCAACTAACGAAACGGAGAAATGAAAATGCATACTACCCTGAACGAAATAAGAAAATACGATCCTTGTACTTCTGGATGGAAGAAATTGCTGTCGCATCTAGGTAAAACTAACAGCGACAATGAACCTTTACCTTTTACGACTATACTCATATCGAATGGGATACGAGATGCTATATGGTGCCTTAGAGTTCTGCCTGATTACGATTTGAAGGTCATGGAATTCAAACTAAGATGCGCCAGAAGAGTTGAACATCTAGATAAATCAGGATCGGCTAGGACGTGTCTAGATGTGGTTGAAAAATTCATAAAAGGGGAAGCATCAGCAGCATACTGTAAATCTGCTGCTGATGCTGCTTATGCTGCTGATGCTACTTATGCTGCTGATGCTTATGCTGATGCTGCTTATGCTGCTGATGCTGCTGCTGCTGCTTATGCTGCTTATGCTGCTGATGCTGCTGCTGCTGCTGCTTATGCTGCAGCTTATGCTGCTGATGCTGCTGCTGCTGCTTATGCTGCTGATGCTGCTGCTTATGCTGCTTATGCTGCTGATGCTTATGCTGCTTATGCTTATGCTGATGCTGCTGATGCTGCTGCTGCTGAACGCGAATATCAAACTGAGATTTTTAAAGAAATCTTCAGTTGACAAAGGTAAATTATTTATCTATAATGGTCACATCAACTAACGAAAGGAGGAATTAAAAATGACTTTCAAAGATTATTTAACCAAATATGTATCGCCAGCAGCGTTCAGCATGTTCGGATCAACACCAGAAAGAGAGTTGGTAAAATTCAAAATGAGTGTTTCTTCGTTTGATTGCGAAGCAAGCAGAATTGCATACAAAACTCAGTTACTGAGCGATACCTGCACTCATAGTGTTGCTCGTGATGCGGTAAAAATGCTGGGAATAAACATGAATGGGAATGCCTATTTTGTGGCGTGGCTATCTTTCAATAATAAAGATGAATATTTGAACAAAACCATAACTATCGAAAGCGATACGGTTAAAGTCAGCGCAAACCGTAATTAGCTTGAGACGAGAAAAGGGAATCCATGGCGGTACTCATATCGTCAGCGATTCCCTTCGCGTCTTGCGCTGCGGTGTAAATCTTGATCTCCCCGATATTGGTTTCCACACTGGTATTTCCTCCTGCAACGACATTGTTAGGGTTTTGCATAGCAAGGCGAGACGCGCCCGGCATTCCCAGCATAAAGTCCGCGAGTCTTCCGCGTTTATCCGCTTCCCCTTCCCGATCTGCCGGGCGTTCGTAATGCTTGGAAACAATCGCAGCCGCATCATATCCGGTTTGTGCGTTGCGAAGTAATCCCCCGGCCTTGCGCTCATTCCCTTGTGTAAGCTCGAAATGGATAAATGCGAGTTGTTCTTCAAAGCTCGAATCTTTGATTGATTTGCCGAACAACTTGGAAAATTCAGCTTGTCGGTCAGGATGCCATTGTGCAAGACCGAATGCCTTACCTCCATCACCAACCGCCTGGTGATTGAAATTAGATTCTCTCTTGATATTCGCGGCGATCCCTGTTGCTTGCTCCCGCGTCCATCCTTGCTTCTGGAAAAACTCCACAGTATCTGGGATGTCCGGGACAAGCTGAGGTTCGGCTATCTTTGGTGCCCCTTCGAGAAATTCTTTTTTAGCAAATTCGAGTCTTTTCCAGTCCCGAGAGAATAAAGCTGACAAGAAGTCAGCGCCAGCAATAGCACGATAAATAAAATCATTGAGTAACCCCTTTAGCCAAGTTATACCCTTGCCGGCAAGCCTGAATCCAGATTCCCATTTGCTCCACTCGATAAAAGTTTCCCCGCCTCGTTTCCAAGTTTGGTAATCTTGGTAAAGCAATGCAATAGCGCCAGATAACCCGGTAATAGCTAGAATAACAGTGTTAATCGGAATTGTCGCCGCAGCAAGACCTACAAGGCCAATACCAAGAACAGTCAGGAAATTAGTCACAAAATCCTGATTGCCCTTGATCCAGTCCCCAAGCTCGCCAAGCAACCCTAGTACGCGCTTGATATATGGCATCGCGCCGGATAGCAACGATTGCCCGAACGCACGGGTATTTTGCCGCAAGGCCGTCAACGCCTGATAAAGTTTCTGCGCTTCTTCGGCTTGCTGCTTTGTGGTTGCCGTGAACTCTTTTTGCTTTTTGATGGAATCTTCGACCGCTTCACGACCTTGCAACAACAAATTCATTGTGCCTTGA